ACGCCAATAACGGAAGCGGATATTGTCAAATCCGCGACTGCGTTTCAAGCTTCAAACAAGATGCTCGGCGACGGTTACGAAGGATATGGCAGCCGCGACCAGCGTGCAATCCGTGAAATCGCGCACCGCGATGGCGTTACCTATAGCGTTGGAGATTCCGATTTGCACATTATGAACACGTGGACAGGTCCCAACGGATTTGGGCGCATAGAGTTGCCATTGATTGCAGAAAGCCACGGGCGCATTATTCAATTTCATAGCGACAACACCATAAGCGCCAACACATATGTGACGTTAGCGATAAACACAGGCGACACGGGCGTAACCATTGACGGCGCAAGTACTTATGATTTCAATCGTGCTTACGATGGAATCACTATCTTAGGCCACACGGATGGCCACTGGTATATCATACAGAAAAAGGACAAATGATTACGGAGATTTTGATAGCAGTAGTGCCAGTTTTGGCTGGTTTAATTGGCGTTTGGGTGAACCTCAATAGTACGGTGGCACGCCTCAAAAGCCGCGTGATTCAACTTGAATTATCGCAGGACGATTTCAAACGCGACATCAAAGAGCTGTTAACCATGGTGCATGACATTCAAATCATGATCGCCAAAATGAACCGCGAATGATTTGGATTATCTTGGCCACCGTGTTCGCTAATATGGTATACAAGGCCCGTGAATACGGCCGCGCCGATATTGCCGACCTTATCATATTTGTCGCAGCGTTAGGAATCCTTTTCTTATGAGATATTTTCAGCCTGAAGAGTTCGATTGTAAGTGCAGCAAATGCCGCACCAATAACGAAGGAAACGGCGCTGAAATGATGGATGATTATTTCTTGCAGATGCTGGATGATGCCCGCCACAAAAGCGGCGTAGCCTTCCGCATCACGAGTGGATACCGATGCAGCTTGCACAATCGCGCCGTGGGAGGCGTCAAGGATTCCGCACACACTAAAGGGTTGGCTGCCGATATTGCTTGCAGCGACAGCAGGACACGCGGTTACATTATCGGCGCATTGTTCGAAGCTGGATTTAATCGCATCGGAATCCATGAGCATTTTATCCATGTCGACGACGACCCCAGCAAGGACGCCGATGTGGTTTGGCTATACAAAGAATGAAGATAAACCAAATCAGCCGCACCGTTCACGAGGTGAAAGTAGAGCGCGCGCCGCAGCGAATGCTGTTTATTTCCGACGTGCATTACGACGCAATGAAGTGCGATCGTGCAATGTTAAAGCGGCATTTGGACGAAGCCAAGGCAACTGACTCGCCCGTATTTATTTTCGGTGATTGGTTTGATTTAATGCAGGGCAAATGGGACCCGCGAGGAACGTACAGCGACCTGCGACCCGAATACAAAAGCATTACATACCTGGACGACGTAATTGAGGACGCCGCCGAATTTCTGACGAAATACAAAGACGTCATCAGATTCTTTGGACGCGGCAACCATGAAACCAGCATTGAAAAGCGAATGCATACCAGCCCGCTCGACCGCGTGGCGTACATCGTAAACAAGAACGGCGGCAATATCCAGGTAGCAGGATACAGCGGCTGGCTGTGGATGCAGATTTACGTTAACGGCAAGCGCCGCAGCTCGACCTTTGTACATTACCATCACGGAATGGGCGGCAATGCGCCACGGTCAAAAGGCGTTTTGCGCGTGGATATTGACCAAATGCAGTTCAAGGATGCCAGCCTAATCGTGCGCGGGCATACTCATCAAAAATGGCATTTGCCCGTAACGTCCGATCGCATCAGCCGATTCGGTAAGCTGTATCAGGACAGCGTACACCATTTGCAGCTTGGCAGTTACAAGATGCTGGGCGACCGATTTGCAGGCTGGGCGACTGAAAAAGGATTCAACACGCCACGCCTTGGCGGCTGGTGGGTTACCTTGCACAACTCAAATCACGATTTGCCGTACTGGAAAATCGAGGAAGCACAATAACATGAAAGAACTTTTGATGACTTACTGGGCTGAAATTGCCCTGGCTATTTTAACAGCAGCGGGAACGATTACCGCGCTCACAGAAACCGAGAAGGACGACAAGGTAGTAGACGTCCTAAAGCGAATCATAAACGCGGTAGTATTAGGCCGCACGAAGCGACGCGATAAAGAATAAGGCATATATTTGCGTGCTGGTTAGAAGCACTGTTTTTTGCATTGTTTGTTTTGGGCGGCTCCATTGCGGGGCCGCTTTTTTTATGCCCAAGAAAAAAAAGTTTCGAAAAAAGTTGCGTGTACGAAAAACCTTTCGTAGTATTGTGCCATGAACAACGAACAAAAGCAAAAAACCATGAAAATAGAAGCGCAAAATTTAACGGTTGGAATGGATGTGAAAATCGGTTGGATGACTGTAAAAATCACGAAGCTCGAAAACACCACATACAAGAATGGAAAACCAGCAATCGAAGTATTTGGAACCTTGCATGAGCATGTAGTTGGTAAAGGCAAATACCGTAAAACAATTCCTGCTGGGAAACAAACGCAAAAAATTAAAACCTTTCATGCGTCTACACTCATTGCATTAGCATAATAAAAACGGGAGGGGCTTCGGCCTCTCCCTTTAAACTTTAAAACAATGTGGAGAGAAGGTTACGACTACCCCAGCGACGACGATGAGCAAGACGACAGCGATTTGCTCGACCGCGCAGATGAAGCACACGAACAACAAAACGATAAATAATGAACGATAAACAATGAAAAAGCCGATTTGTGTACAATCCAGCGTACACGTAAAACAAACCACCGATTTCAATCACTGGCAGCAGGAGCTGAGAAAGGAACGCGAATTCTTGCGATTAATTGACGACTTCCGCGCCCAACTTATAGCAGCACGAACGAAATGAGCGCAGTACAGGAACTCAAAGCATTATCGGAGCGATACGAGATGCGCGCCGATCACTTCCACAAAGACCCACGCGGCTTTGTCATTATGACGCGTCGAGGCGTGGAACACGTGCAAGCCAAAATAAAGGCCGTGGTTACATTTTCTACCGTGCCCGAATGGTCTGACCCCAGCGACGGGAGATATTGCGTTAAAGCATACGCAAAATGCGAAATAGGGCAAGTAGAAACATTTGGCGAGGTGAGCAAATCAAACAACCGTAATGCGTACCCGATCGCGATGGCTGAAAAACGCGCTTTATCGCGTGCCATTTTGAAGCTGGCAGGTTTTTACCAGTTGGAAGTTTACGGCGAGGACGAAGTAGAATGATTAAGCTGCACAACATCGACTGCATGGAATATTTGGCAACGTGCGAGGATAACGCGTTCGAGCTGGCCATTGTCGACCCGCCTTATGGGATTGGTGCAGCTCACAAAAATTTTGGGAGTGGCGGCGGTAACTACAAAAACAACGATTATAAAAGCAAAGATTGGGATAAAGAACACGTGAGTAGAAACGTGCTTACAGAGATTCAAAGATGCTCAAAAAACCAAATTATTTGGGGCGCAAATCATTTTGCCAATGAATTCAACAGTAGTTCCAGCGGTTGGATAGTTTGGGATAAGATGGAGAAAACGAACGACTTTAGTACTTGCGAATTAGCTTACACCAGCTACAATAGAGGATTACGCAGATACAAATTTTTGTGGTCAGGCTATTGGCAGGGCGACATGAAAAACAAAGAGCAACGAATCCACCCAACACAGAAGCCCGTAAAGCTTTACGAATGGTTGCTAATGAACTACGCCAAGGAAGGCGACAAAATACTTGACACCCACCTTGGCAGCGGTTCTATTGCCATTGCTTGTCATAACCTTGGCTTTGATTTAGTCGGGTGCGAATTGGATACCGATTATTTCAACGCGGCGCAAAAGCGACTTAAACAGCATCAAGCGCAAATGCGTATACCATTATGAGCCTCGACGATTTTTTTGACAGCTTAGAAGCCGACCAGCAAGCACGGCAGGAGCAGCTTAAAGATTACGCGCTGCAATTGCTTGAAACGTCTACAATGCGCGACGACGATGACGGGCTGGAAGATGAAATAATACAAACCCAACCGACGCCAGAACGATGGCGCGAGATATTCCAGCGGTTGCAGTTCAATCAATTACGCTGCATCGATTTTCCTGGATGGACAAAAACAGAGTTTAACCAATCATTTAATGAACATGGAATTGATAATTGAAGGCGTGATCCGCCGAATTTGTAAGCCGTTTGAACACAGCAGCGGCTTTCGTAAATGCGAAGTGCATATTGAAGTTCAAGACGGCGAGTATAGCGAAATTGTACCCGTTGAATTCCTGAAGGATTTGACAGATGAAGCTTTGGGCTTGACCGTAGGCGCGCCAATTAAAGCAAGGTGCAACGTTCGCGGACGTGAGTGGGAAAAGAAAGTTGACAAACTGGGTAATCCGTTGCCGTATCCTGAAACGGTCATCTTTGTTTCATTTCCCGTGTGGAAGTACGAATTACCTGAGCCAAAGAGCATAAAGGAGCAGGTAATAGAGCAGGCAAACGATAACCCAGCTGAAGCCGATGACTTCCCTTTCTAACGTTCGCTTCGTGGTCAAGTTACCCGACCAAAATACGCGCGTGCAGTTTTACAACCTCAAAAGCTGCCAACGTTATTGCCGCGATTTAAGAGCCAAGCGAATACGATACAAATGCACATTCTATTATGAAGAACCTGAAACAATTCATCAAAGAACACTTTGAAAGCGTGGATCATTGCGCCGAGGTGCTGGACGTAAGCCGCCGAACGGTGGAGAATTATATGTACGTCAACCCGACTGGCATACTGCGACACAGCGCCAAAATCGTGCAGGTAAAGGACATAAACCCGCTTGACCTTTTTGACGCAGTAGGTGAAACGATGGAAGAACTGAATGAAAACCGATCGCGCTAATTGTCAAACGCGAATGAACTACCTACAAATACCGCATCACGTATTTGGCGCAAAACTGAGTAGCCTGGAGCTGCTGATTTATTGCGACGTGTAC